AGATCAAAGGAGCGCCGGCGGCTTTCTTCTCAATGATCAAGCTGTCTGGGTTCCATTCTTTCCACATCTCAAAGGCTTTTTGCTTGAGTTCTGGGAACTCCATACGCTTCTTCATGGCGTCCAAAACGATGATGTTGGTCTGGTAGTTGCCTTGGGCGTCTGGGTGTTTAAACACGCCCCATGTTGTGCAAGCGGAATAGTCTGCGCGGGTTGATTTTTCAAAGGCGGTGTCCCAAGATTGGATCAAGTATTCGCACTGCGGGGGTGTATCTGACTCCCAAATCTTCCATTGGTCACGCTTAATGATCGCACCCTCCTCGGAAGTGGGGTTTTGCTGGTACTGCGCTTCCCATTTGGCTACTGGAAGTTCGGCCTTCAGGGCTTCAAGGGCTTCTTTCTTCCAAAAACCGGGCCATAAGGGGGTTCCAGAAGGCAAAAGAGCAGGGAAATCGATGACTTCCCACCCATCTACGCCTTCTTTTACTGAGTTTTTGATAATCTGACCTGTCAGGTCACGCTTAGACCACCGAGTCATCACAATAATGATGGCCCCGCCGGGTTGTAGACGCTGGCGAGGACCGGATGTGTACCATTCATAGACGTTATCGTAGACCGCAGGGTTACCTTGCTTGGCTTCTTGCTCTGAATGCGGGTCATCAATGATCAGTAGATCAGCGCCTTTACCTGTAACAGCACCCCCAACACCAATAGCGAAGTAATCGCCGCCCACTTCAGTATTCCAACGACCAGCAGCTTTTGAGTCTGTGGACAGTTTTGTGTCAAAGACTTTTCCATAATTTTCTGAACCAACTAAGTTACGTACCTTACGACCAAAACCCACAGCCAATTCTGCGGTGTGAGCGGTCTGAATGATTTTCTTGTGAGGGAACTTACCCAAGAACCACGCAGGAAGGAGGTAAGAGGCAAATTCGGACTTGGTATGCCGTGGTGGCATGTTGATGATTAAACGCTTTAGCTCTCCCCTAGCCACACGCTCAAAGGCATTGGCCATGATTTGATGGTGTTTACCAGAGATAAACACAGGCCACATCTGTTCCACAAAGTAGATGAAAGACTCCCGACACCGCTCAACGCGATCATGCTCAAGGATGCTAAAAATCTTCCTGCGTTCTTGCTCAGTACACGTATCTACGATCTGTAGGTAGTCTTCAATCTCTTCCTGCGTCAGGAGTTGATGAGCCATTACATTGCCGCCATTTCTTTAGCTGACCTATCCACGATACGGATGGCATGGAACTTATGTGGCTTAGTCTCAATGAGACCATAGTCCTTCAGGTTATGAACAATCCTGTGTATGTTGGACTTAGACCGTAGGTTTAAACCCTTAGCAATGACTTCATAGGAAGGCGGTATCCCGTGTAAACGCACGTACGCCTTTATAAAGTCAAAAACCAATTGTTCTCGTTTAGTCATGTCCGTAGTTTAAACGTTCTTACGAACGTTCGCAAGGGTTTAAACAAAAAATATATATACCCCCCGGGGGTTTGGGTTTGGAAAGGTAAGGGGGGTGTTATGGGGAATGTTTTTGAATGAGTGGATTAGAGCGTAAGCATGGGAGGGGGCCCCTTTGTGCAATCTGGGGGGTTGGGGCACGGTGGGGTCACGCACGCCACGTTTAAACATGCCGCACCGCCTTGACGTTTACATCGATGATGCCAGTTGATGGGGAGGATGATTGGACTGCACTGCGTCTTTGCTTCACTAGTCTCAAGTGCCCTGACAACTCTGCCTTCAACTGCTCTGCTGTCAGCGTGACCTCATCGGTTGTTGTCTGCTGGACAAACAAACCTGATGCCTTGCCCAGCAATTCAAGTGCTTTTAATTTGGAGCCCTCTTGTTTGGCTTGCTTACTGTGTTCCAACAATTGCTTCAACACATACCTCTTGGTTGCACTCACGTCATCCACTAGGTTCTCAGTGATCTGTCCCCATGCCTCTTCCAACATTGCCTGCACCCTTGGATGTTTAAACAACTTGTTCGCACTGGTGCTGATCGCATTGTCTGTGCTGGTGTCATTCGGATATGCATCCTTGTATGCTTGCCTCAAGGTCTTGCCTTGGATCACACCCATTACGAATGCATGTTGTTGGCCTGTTAAGTTCCTGTACTTCTCTGCTGTTATTACCTCTCCGTCTCTTCTACGTCTTGGTGCATCTGCGTGAGCCGCCAACTGTTCCGCTTCGCTCATGGCAGGGTTTTCATTTTTATCATCCTGATCAACATCGACCTCTTGGCTCGCCTCTTCCAATGCCTTCATGTACTCTTCTTTTGACGCTCTTGTCATATTGACTCCCCTTGTTGTATTCCTGCAACCTGTATCTATCCACATGCTGACCGTATTGTCAGCACTGTTCGTATATCCATGCTAACACACTTATCCACAGGGATGTGCATAACTAATCTTATCCACAGGTCAACTGTGCATAGTGTGGATAACTTATTAGAACTTTTAACCGACACATTGTCAGGAAGCCCCCTAAAATTTCCTGTCCATACCTACCCCGCCCGAAGGACTTTAGACCCCTTCCTGAGCCTCTAATTTGATCCGACACTGTACAAATGATCAGCCTGACCTTTTTCAGCCTCTGCCGTCTATATGTACGTCATCAACCACACCCCACATATATATGCACCCCTTAATCCTGATCCTTCTCGCTTGGTCTGCAATGATCCTGTCTGCCGTTGTCATCAATGCAGTAGTTGACCTGTACCGTGAGCGCCGCAAGGCACACATGAAGTCACGCATCATGGCTGACGCTATAAAGAAGGCATTCGCCAACCGTCCCCGCAAACAATAACCCCACGGTTTACTCAGGTAAATATTGACCAGTTTAAATCCATGCTATTATTCGTCCCATGCCAACTTCGGCATGCAACTGAAAGACATCAACATGCAACGCAAATACATCAAGGCCTTCAACGCACTCAAGAAAATCGGTGTGCCAGTTTATGTTCGTGACGACATGGATGGCCGCTTCCAGATCAGCGCAGAAGAGCCAGACTCTTACAAGTGGGTGAACCACTATGAGTACCCATCAAGCTGGGACTTCGGCATCCACCCCAAGATCGATCAAATCCTGCGGGAGTGTGGTTTGTTCTGTGAATGGATCAACGGCGGTGAAATTGGCGTGTACCAAGCTTAATTGAGGGTATAGCGTGAAGCCCTTCGGGGCTTTGCAGTAGCACCTTCGCTATGTAACTGGAGTCAAAAATGACGCATGAGACACGTGAACAATGGTTGAGCGCCGCAGTAAATGAACTGCGTCCCCTCTTCCAAATGGCTAACAAGCCACTGCCGCAGAACATTCGTGTGACCTGTGGTTTCCCTTCCAACGCTCGCCGCTCGGGCGCCATTGGTGAGTGCTGGGCTGACACTGCCAGTGCCGACAAGCACTTTGAAATCCTAATTTCCCCCACGCAGGACAACCCTCGCCGTGTGTTTGATGTGCTGGTTCATGAACTGTGCCACGCCACTGCTGGTGCAATGAACCACGGCATCAACTTCCAAAAGGTCGCCGCACTGATGCACTTGCAACCAGCCAACCCTGCTGGCAAACAAGCGTGGAAGGCCACTGTGCCAGCGCCAACCTTCGATGAGTCTTACAACGACATCATTGCATCACTGGGTGCATACCCCCACGCCGCACTGTCACTCACTGAGCGCAAGGTGCAAGGCACTCGCATGTTGAAGGCATTCTGCCCGACCTGCGGATATACCGTCCGACTCACCCAACGTTGGGCAACCCTCGGCCTCCCCACCTGCCCTGTAGACGGCGACCTGTTCACACTCTAAGGATAAGACCATGACACACAATGAAATTCGCAATTCGGTTTCCCGCATTCCAATGGCAAAGCGCCACGGCGCAATGATTGCCCACACAAACATGGACTGGCAATCCATGACTGCCGTTGCAGTGATCGACCACCTCGCAGTGTTGGTTGACTCGGGCAATATCAGCCTTGACGACATCAGGAATGCCACGCCCTACACTGGCACCGTGATCGGCAGTGGAAATGACTCAGCACAGGTCGCTCGCATTGATGCCGCCGCAGTGGTAGCCAACCGTGCCGAGGCCGCCGCCCTTGATGCACTGGGTCGACTCAGCACTCACGCCACGCAGATCAATCACAAGGTCGACACCGTGTTTGCCTCAGTGGCAGACACCAGCAAGGTGTTGGACAGACTGACACAACGATTCGACAAGGTCGAGGCATCTGTCGGGGCGGTCAAAATCGATGACGCCGCCATCAGTGCCGCAGTGACCAAGGTCGTGGCTGATGCATTCGCACCGTTTAAACAAGCTGTGGTTGATGCTGGTGCCGAGGCCGTGGTCGCCGACCTGTCGGGTGTGCATGTGGTTGAATTGAAGCC